CCACTAATCAACCTTGCAACAGGAAACAATAGTTCAGACGCTGTTGACATTGGATTCTATGGGTTATACGACACATCAGGATCGCAAGATTTATATGCTGGTCTATTCAGGGATGCAGGTGATGGTAAATTTAAACTATTCAAAGACAATCAGGCTGCACCAACTACTACGGTAAATACTAGTGGTACTGGTTACGCTGTTGCTACACTAGTTGCAAACCTAGAAGCAACAACTGCTACTTTGGGTGGTTCAGATATTATCTCAACTGATAATACTAAAACGTTGACAAACAAAACAATTGTTGCTGGAAACAATACGATTTCTGGTTTAACATCATCACACTTTGCTAGTGCTGTAACATTAGTAATCAATGACTCAAGTGGATCTGCTGTTAAAACAATTGTTGGTTCTGCAAGTTAATAATCAATTAATCTAAAACGATTTTTAGACACACCACAATTGCGTCTTGGCAACGCCTAATAATCGTATAAATAGTATAAAGGATTAATATGGCCAACCCAGCAACAAGAGAACAATTAAAACAATACGCTTTAAGAACACTAGGGAAACCTGTAATTGAAATCAACGTAGATGACGATCAGGCTGAAGATAGAATTGATGAAGCGTTACAATATTTTGCTCAATATCACTATGATGGCGTTGAGAGAACATACCTTAAATACGAAGTTACTCAAGCAGATGTAGATAGAATGAAATCACCTGATGGTGATTCATCTTCAAGTATTACTAAAAATTCAGTTACAACTGCATGGAAAGAAGCAAACAACTTTATCGTTGTACCTGAAGCTGTACTAGCAGTTACAAGAATATTCCCATTATCAAATAGAGGTAATCAAAACTTATTTGATATTAGATACCAATTAAGATTAAATGACTTGTATGATTTTTCATCTACAAGTATTATACACTATGATATGGTATTAAGACATTTAGACTTTTTAGATCACATACTAGTAGGTGAAAAACCTGTTAGATTTAATCAATACAATAACAAATTATTTGTAGATATGGATTGGAAAAACGACATATCTGTAGGTGAATATCTTGTTATTGAATGTTTTAGAAAATTAGATCCTGAAACAATGACAGATGTTTATAATGACATATATTTAAAAAGATATACTACAGCATTAATCAAAAGACAATGGGGTGCTAACTTATCTAAATTTAATGGTGTTGCAATGTTAGGTGGTGTTACACTTAACGGTCAACAAATATTTTCAGAAGCACAAGAAGACATAAGAAAATTAGAAGAAGAAATAAGAGGCACATACGAAACGCCTGTAACTTACATGATAGGATAATGCCATGCCAGTTAATCATCACTTTCAAGGTGGCAATGGAATTGGTAATCAATCAGAAAAAAGATTACATGAAGATTTAATCATAGAAGGTCTAAAGATATACGGCCTAGATAATTTTTACTTACCAAGAACATTAGTCAATAAAGATTTAGTTTTAGGAGAAGATACCCTATCTAAATTTGACCAATCTTATATGATTGAAATGTACATGGAAACTACTGAAGGTTTTAGTGGTGAACAAGAATTAGTATCTAAATTTGGTTTAGAAATTAGAGAAGATACAACATTTGTAATTGCAAAAAGAAGATGGCAAAATCAAGTTGATAACAAAGCAAATAGTATTGTAGATGGTAGACCTAACGAAGGTGATTTAATTTATGTACCTTTGATGAATAGTTTTTTTGAGATACAATTCGTAGAAGATCAGGAACCATTCTTTCAACTAGGTAACTTACCTGTCTATAAATTAAGAACAACTAGATTTGAATATTCTAGTGAGAAAATTGATACAGGCAGATCAGAAATTGATGTTGCTGAAGATAGATTATCTATAGATCAATTACAACATCAATTAACTTTAGAAGATGGTGGTGGTATCTTATTAGAGGATTCAGACTTAACATTGAAAACTCATAACTTCTTATTGGCAGAAACACATGAAGCAATAAATCTTGCAACACAAACTAGAGATTACGCTGATAACGCCACGTACAATGCTGACGCTGGGTTTGATACTGCTAGTACAGGTGATGACATATTAGACTTTACAGAAAGAAACCCTTTCGGAGAGGTTGACGAAACATAATGTTTGGAAGACAATTTTACCACGAGTCATTAAGAAAGATTGTTGTAGCATTTGGTACAATCTTTAATAACATTGTCATTGTTAGACAAGATAGTGATGGTGGTACTATACAAAGATTAAAAGTACCTCTTGCATATTCGCCTAAAGAAAAGTTTTTAACAAGATTAGAACAACAACCTAATTTAGATCAAAGAGAAATGGCAATTTCATTACCTCGTATGGGTTTTGAAATTTCTGGTTTATCTTATGACTCATCTCGTAAATTGCAAAGAGTTGGTAAATTTAAAAATGTAAATACTTCAGACGCAGGTAAACAATACTATCAATATAATCCTGTGCCATATAATTTATCATTTAATTTATATTCGTTTACAGCAACTGCTGAAGATGGTTTATGTATTGTAGAACAAATACTTCCATACTTTCAACCAGACTATACGGTTACAATAAATGCTATACCATCTATGGGTATAAAAAGAGATGTACCTATAACTTTAAATAGTGTAGATTATCAGGATACATATGACGGATCATTTACAAATAGAAGAGCAGTAAACTACACAATGAATTTTACAGCAAAAACATATCTATATGGTCCTATATATTCTAGTAAAGTTATTAAAGAAACACAAACTGACATATATACAGATACTACAGGAAGTCCTAAAAGAGAAGAAAGAATTGTTGTCGTACCTAATCCAACAACGGCTGACGCTGATGACGATTTCGGGTTTACTACAACTATAAGTACCTATACGGATTCTAAAAATTATAATCCTAGTACAGATAGTGACGCATAATTATGAGCATAGACGAGAAAATAAACGAAGCCCTGGGTATCTCTAACGAGAAACCAGCGACTAAAGCTGTAGTCAAAAAACAATTTACTCCACCTGTTCCTAGGATGGAAGATAAAGAAAAAGAAGACGTTGATAACGATTACAAATATAGTAGAGAAAACTATTATAATCTTATTGAACGAGGACAAGACGCCATACAAGGTATATTAGATATTGCAAATGAAAGTCAACACCCAAGAGCATATGAGGTTGCAGGTAACTTAATCAAACAAGTTGCTGATACGGTTGACAAACTACAAGACTTACAAGGTAAACTTAAAACACTTAAAGACGTACCTAATAAAACAAGTACGAATATAAAACAAGCTTTATTTGTTGGGTCTTCAGCAGAATTACATAAAATGTTAAAGAATAAAAATAAGAACGTAACTCCTGAGGAAGATAAAACATTCAAAGATGGCTTTAATCCTGAGGAGCACAAATATGATTAATCACTTTGAATTATTAGAATCAAAAAGAAAACACATAATACACTACTCACAAGACAAAATACCAGAAAAAAAATTAGTAGAAGACGCATTATACAAGGCGTGGAAAACTCAACCATCTAAAAATAATATGATGGCATATATGGTTGATGTGTATGGTCCTGATAAAAAAATATACAAAGAATACATATGGAAAATGTGTAATCAAAATCATATTAGAACAGATAAAGAATATAACTCAAAAGGTTATTCAAATGTTACAGCAGACGCAAGAAAAGATCCTAATCCTAATTATGAACATGTAAGATCATCAGCATATCTATTTGTTTTTTCACAAAGATTAGTTAAAAAAGCAAATCCTTATTATACACATATGATAGAAATTGGAGACCATGTTGCTGATGAAATGATACCAGAAATGTTTGACCATTTAGTTTCACATGTATGTATTGAAGTAGGTATATTTGCAGCTAATCTAACAAATTATTTGTTATCTAATGGACTTGATATGTCATATAATTTATGTTTTTCAAAAGATTTAAATAAATGGCGTGAATATGGTTTTACACATATGCAATCTCCACCTGTATTAATGATGTCAGCAGGTTATCGTAAAGAAACAAGACATGAACGTTTAAATAAATCAAAAATTTATAGAAATTTAAAAATGAAACTAAACAAATCTCCTGATACTAAACCAGATTTAGAAGAAATTATTTACTGGAGAAACAACAAGAAATTAGACTAATGACAGAAGCATATCTAGGTAACCCAAATCTATATAAAGCAAATCTTCAACAAAGTTATACCGAAGAACAAGTTAGAGAAATTGCAAAGTGTATGGAAGATCCTATACACTTTATAAAAACTTATACTAAAATTGTAAATATTGATACAGGTCTAGTACCTTTTAATATGTACCCTTTTCAGGAGAAGATGGTTAATACATTCCATGATAATCGTTTTTCTATTTGTAAATTACCTAGGCAGTCAGGTAAGTCAACTACAATTATTGCATATCTATTACATCAAGTTATATTCAATGATAATATAAACGTTGCTATTCTTGCAAACAAATCATCTACTGCTAGAGATTTATTAGGTAGATTACAACTTGCATATGAAAACTTACCTAAATGGTTACAACAAGGTGTACTAAACTGGAACAAAGGTTCTTTAGAATTAGAAAACGGCAGTAAAATACTTGCGGCTGCAACATCTTCAAGTGCGATT